ACAAGCCGGCCAAGTCGTCCGCCGTGGCGTTCGGTGCCGGAGTCGGGTTCGGTGGCGGCCTCGGGTTCGCGGAGAAGACGCCCGATCCGCTCGCCGATGTCAAGTACTCCGATGATCTGGAAAAGGATTGTCTCGCCGAGTTCGCCGCCCTGCACAGGGCGCTGGTCGAGGCTCGCAGTCCCAGGAAGCTCGTGGAGCCGACCGATTCCGAACACTGGTTCGCCATCGCGTTCCCGTTGCGAGACGACAAGGACTCTTTCCTTGCCGAGTATGGTCTTCGCAAACTCGGAGATAAATACCTCGATGGTATGGCCGTAGCTCGGAAGCTGGGAGGTGAGTTATGAGGCGAGTCCGTTATGCGAGCACCAACGATATCCGCTATACGGGGTATGGGCGTCGCTCTTCCGGTTCATCCGGTGGCGGTGTGTCCGCCCTGCGTGTGAGTGCGTCCCGTTCCGCGTCGCGATCGAGCGGATCGTGAACCGGTAAACAATATTTTTTTCGTTCAAGCCGTCCCTATGTGGCGGCTTTTTCATTGGGAGGTTCTCATGTGGCGCGGCTCTTCTTCGGCTTCCCGCTCGTCCAGCAGCGGGAGCGGCGGCAACTCATCCCGCTCACGCTCGAAGGGCTCAACGCTTTCCGGCGTCGGCTTCTCGAAAGAGCGAATATCCCAATACCGCAAACAGGGCTTATCCGACGAACGTATATCGAAGCTATGGCAGGATACCCTCAAGATGCGCGCGTTGATGAAGAAACGCAAGGAACAGGGAGTCAACGATCTTGAAGCCGGCGTTTCTCAGTCATGGAAGAACGCCCAGGCACGCCGAGACCGGGCGTTCGACAAGCGGTTCAACGACGAATGGAACAGATACCGCAGTGCAGGCTGGAAACGGTAGATCCCGATTTTTCTTGCCCACATCGTTACTGGAAAGGAGGTGGATCATGCGTAACCTGTTCCAGCGTGCCGGCAATGCGGTGCGTAACGTTGCCGGTCGTATCCGCAGCGCTTTTTCTCGCGGTGGCTCGCGTTCCTCCGGCTCCTGATCTTGTTGTCTCTTGTGATTGGAGAATCTCGTGGCACGACACACAAAGGTTCAATCTGAATCTGAATTCTTGGCCGAGCGTGGCTTGTCGAGTCCGATAAGCGGTTTTGCGGACGACAAGATGCGCTCGAACCGGCAGATTCGCACCAGCCGCGGAGCGAAGGCATTCCAAAAAGCCGCTCAACGCGCGTCATCTGATTACCATACGCAGAGAGAATCCGCACGTGCGGAATACCGTTCTCGGGTTCAATCCGGCGCGGTACGTCCTCCCTCTTCCGTTGAAAAAGCATTGAAAACGGCGCAGGGTAATTCCGATAATGAAGCCGTAAGGGCCGCGCGTCGTATTCTCGCCAAGCGAGGTATTGACTGGAAAACCGGCAAGCGACTCGCTCGGGGGAAAGTGGCGTCCCGTTCATCTGGCTCCTGATTTCCCGATGGAGGTGGTTGTCATGCGTCCGAGATACGTGCGGGGCGAGTTTGATTTCTCTCGTGCCGCCGGTTCCGCTCGCGCGAGTCGCTCCAGCGGCTCCTAGACATTGATTCGAGGTGATCCAGTTGGCCAAGACCACGATAACGCAGCCACAGTTGCCTGACGGCATCAAGTGGCCGGAGGCGACCGTGCGATGGTGGGAGCATTTGGCTTCCACTCCAGGCGCGGCCTCGTGGACGGAGGCCGACTGGGACAACCTCATGAACGCCGCACTGATCCACGCGGACATCTGGGGTTCCGGCAATTTCGCCAGCGTGCCCATACTGAACAAGCTGTTGCAGGATTACGGGATCACGCCCGCCGCGCGCAGCCAGATCATGCAGGCGAAAGTCCAGAAGCAGGAGCGGCATACGCCGCTTGACGAGATAGCCGAACGACGGAAGCTGAGGGTGATCGAGGGTGGCAAGACGAAGAGGCGTACAGGAACCTAGCTTCGCTCTGGTTCCCAAGCACGCGCAGTCCGAGGGAGGAGAGGCGTGCGCGCTCGCCGCCGGCTACGATATGAAGCCGGACAAGTGGCAGCGCATCGTGCTTGAGGGTTGGCTCGCCACGGATTCGAAGCTGCAATGGGCGGCGTCGGATTGCGGGTGCGCGGTGCCGCGACAGAACGGCAAGAACGCGATTCTCGAGTTCACGGAATTGTACCTTGCCGCGATCCTCGGCATGAAGATTCTGCATACGGCGCATGAGGTGAAGACCTGCCGCAAGCATTTCCTGCGTATGAAATACTATTTCGAGAACGCGCGCAAGTTCCCCGAACTGGCGGAGTTGGTCACCTATATCCGGGCCACGAACGGTCAGGAGGCCATCGTGTTGAAGAACGGTGGCAGCATTGAGTTCATCGCCCGTTCGAAGAGTTCGGGCCGTGGCTTCACGGTGGACGTGCTGGTGTGCGACGAGGCGCAGGAGCTGACCGACGAGCAGATGGAGGCCATACAGCCCGCCATCTCGTCGGCACCCTCGGGCAATCCGTTGACCATCTACACGGGCACGCCGACCCCGCCGACTTCGCCGGGCACGGTGTTCGCGCGCATGCGCCGCAACGCGCATCGCGACAAGCCGCCGAAGAACCTGTGCTGGTTCGAATGGGCGGCGACCGAGATCGGCGACGTGCACGACCAGCAACGCTGGTACCGGTACAATCCATCGCTCGGCACCCGCCTGTTGAAAAGCGTGGTCGTTTCCGAGTCGGAGAAGATGACGCCGGACGGTTTCGCCCGCGAACGTCTCGGCTGGTGGAACGATCAGGCCGGCGCGCTGTCCGATATCGATGTTGACGAGTGGGCCAAGTGCAAGACCGACAAGCCCTGCATGGATGGCTACAACTCGTATGCGGTCAAGTTCAGCGCGGACGGCGCGAACGTCACCCTCGTGGCGTGCGTGCGCCCGCCCCGCAAGTCGAGTGAATTGCCGCACGTGGAGGTCATCGCCTCGCGCAGCATGCGCGGCGGCACCGGCTGGCTGGCCGACTGGCTGACCGCCGAGAAGAACGGTGCGGAACGATGGCGCAACGCCATCGGCATCATCATCGACGGGCGCGTGGGAGCCCCCACCCTGGTCAACAGCCTCATCGACAAGGGCGTGTCGAAAAGAGTGATCGTGGTTCCGCGCCCTTCCGACGTGGCGGACGCTTGTTCGATGCTCGAACAGGCCGTGAACGACCATGGGCTTACCCATTTCGGCCAGCCTCTGCTTGACGAGGCGGTGGGTCATGCGAAGCACAGGAAAATCGGCGACGGGTTCGGCTACGAGCCGTCCATGGAGAACATCGACGTGAGTCCCGTGGAAGCGGTGGCTCTCGCGTATTGGAACGTCAAGACTTCCAAACGTCATCCGGGAAGAAGAGCGAAGGCGGTGGCATTCTGATGCAGATTCCCAGTCTTGAAAACGTGCAGGTCGATAATCTGCCCGACGAGTGCCGAGAACCGTGGGATTTGATGATACGTCAATGGTCCCAGAAGCTCGAACGTAACCTTTTGCGCACCAAATACTACGACGGGCGCAACGAGCTTAAGAATCTGTCCATCGCCGTGCCGGACAGCATGGCGGGGATAAGCGAGGTCGTGGGCTGGCCGCAGAAATCGGTGGACGCTTTGGCCGACCGCATCGTGTTCGATGGTTTCGTCGGAGTCGGCGACGACAGCCGCGATCCGTTGGGTTTGGATTCGATTCTTTCAGACAACGACTTCGACGTGGAATTGCCGCAGGCCATCCGCAGCGCGCTCACTCACTCATGCTCGTTCCTGAACGTGCGCAGCGCGGAACCCGAGGATGGTCTGCGCTCGAAGGTGTCCGTGTCGTTCCGTAGCGCGCTCTATGAGACCGGCCTGTGGGATTACGCCCGTCGCGGCCTGTCGGCGGCGTTGTCGATAACCGATATCGACCGCTCACAGTACGCGCAGGCGAACACCATCGTGCCTTCCGAACTCATGCTCTACATGCCCGGCTACACGATTCGTATACGCCGCACGCAATCAGGCCGCTATCATGCGGACGCTCCCCGGAACACGTACATGGATCATGTGCCTGTGTACCTGATCCCCTACCATCAGGACCTGAACCGCCCCTTTGGCCGCTCGCGCATCAGCCGCGAGGTCATGAGCATCACCGACACGGCGGTGCGCACCATGCTGCGCATGGAGGTAAGCGCCGAATTCTATTCGAGCCCGCAACGCTACCTCATCGGCGCGGACGAGCCGCCCGAGGACAAGAACGGCAGGAAGCTGACCGGCTGGGAAGCCACCATCTCGAAGATGCTCAACATCAGCCTCAACGAGGACGGCCAGGCACCCGCCATCGGCCAGTTCACGCAGATGACCATGCAGCCGCACACCGACATGCTTCGCGCCCTCGCGGCACGCATGAGCGGCGCGACCGGCGTGCCGCTCAGCCAGTTCGGCGTCATGACGGATTCCGGCCCTTCCTCGTCCGACGCGATCATGGCGGCGGAAAGCGAACTTGTCATCGAGGCGAAGAACGCCTGCCGCGCCATCGGAGTGCAACTACGCAAGGCCGCGAGGGACATCGCTATCCTCAACGGCACCAGCGAGGACAGCGACGAGCTCGACCGCTTGCAGGTCAACTGGCGTGACCCCGAACGCCCATCGCAGGCCGCGCTCTCCGATGCCATCGTGAAGCAGGTGACGGCCATTCCATGGCTCGCCAACTCCGACGTGGTGTTGGAGAAGCTCGGCTACACGGATTCCGACATCACACGCCTGTTGGTCGACAAGCGCAAGGCCGAGACCCGCAGCGTGCTTGACTCCCTCGTGAACGGAGGCAATAAGGATGACGGACAACCGGCAACTGGAACAGCTGCAAGCCAGCCAAGCTCGGGCGGTGGAACTGGCACGCCGCGATCTGGCGAAACTGTGGGAGACGCTGCAACAGCTCAGCCCTGAATGGCAGCGTGACATGCTGCTCGACTACGTGCCGCAACTGGTCGTCAAATACGGCGACCTCGCGGCGCAGGCCGCCTATGAATGGTATATGCGCGTCCGTGGCGAATCGGTGCCCGACCCGTGGGAGTACGACCTGTCCGACTCGTTTCCCGGCGACGGCATCGACAAGACCATACGCTGGCAGGCCGGCCACCTGTGGACGGACCCGCAGACCATGCAGGCGTTTCTGGTCGGCGCGATGATGCGTTGGGTCATGTATTCGGGGCGTGAAACCATCGCACGCCTGTGCGAGCACGACCCGTCCGAACCCCGGTACGCGCGCGTGCCGAGAGGCGCGAAGACGTGCGCGTTCTGCACGATGCTCTGCTCGCGCGGCTGGGTGTACCGCAGCGAGAAGACCGCGAAATACGTCAAAGGCTCGTTCAGACTGTTCCACGACGACTGCGACTGCCAGATCGTGCCCGAATGGGACAGGGACCAAGCTCACATCGAGGGTTATGACCCTGACCGCATGTACTCGGAATACATGCACGCCCGCAGCCTCATCGAGAACGGCGGCCTGGACGACGACACCTATCGGATGATAAAGGCCACCACAAAAGGCAATCCCGACAATCCCAACGACCCGAACACGCTTGTCTACCTGATGCGCCGGCTTTACCCAGACCGATACAAGGACGGGTATGGAGTACCCAGACCGTCCCGTTCGCACTGAATTTTCCCCAACCACCCGCACGGGTGGTTTTTTATGCCCGAAACGGGCCCGAACCACAGGAGGAACCATGACCGAAGAGGCCAACGGTAACCAGCAGGCGGCATCGACCGAGAACGGAGCGAAGCCGCCCGAAATCGACTACGAGGCCAAATACAAGGAGGCCGTCGCCCATTCCCGCGAATGGGAGAAACGCGCCAAGGACAACAAGACAGCCGCCGACGAACTGCAACAGCTCAAGGAGGCCCAACTGTCCGAAGCCGAAAAGACAGCCAAGCACATCAAAGAGCTTGAAGCCAAGAACGCTGCCTACGAGGCGGAAAAACAGCAGAACGAATGGAAGACGCAGGTCTCCAAGGAAACCGGCGTGCCCATCGCACTGCTCCACGGCTCCACCCTCGAAGAAATGCAAGCCAACGGCAAGGCGCTCGCCGACTACATCGCCGAGAAGACCAAGCCGAAGGTGCACGCCTCCTCCGAATCCAACCAGCCTCCCGCGCCATCCGACACATCCGGCGATTGGCTTCGCGATCAGTTCCTCAAGCAGAAACGCAAATAATCCACCTCATAGAAAGAAGGTATGACGATGGCTTCCAACGTGAACTCCATCATCACCAGCGGCGACCTCGGCGGCGGACTCATCCCCACCGAATACGCCACCCAGATTATCCAGGACGCTCCCAAGTCGAGTGTGTCCCTGACCCGTATGCGTCAGATTCGCATGAGCACCCGCACGCGCACGCAGCCGGTGCTTGACTCCAAGCCGATCGCCTACTGGGTGGGCGGTGATACCGGCCTGAAACAGACCACGAAGATGAAGTGGTCGGGCCTGAGCATCACGGCCGAGGAACTTGCGGCCATCGTGCCCATCCCCGAAGCCGTTATCGCGGATTCCGGCATCCCAATCTGGCCGGAGGTCATGCCGCGTCTGGCTTCCGCGCTCGGCTACAAGCTGGACCAGGCGACCCTTTTCGGCGTGGACAAGCCGTCCAGCTTCCCGGACGGCATCATCCCGCAGGCCATCACGGCGGGCAACACGTTCACCCAGGGCAAGGACCTCGCCAAGGACGTGGCCTCCATGGGACAGAAGCTCGCCGAACAGGGCTTCGCCATGAACGGCTTCGCCGGCAAGCCGGGCCTGAACTGGGAGCTTATCGGCCTGCGTAACACCAACGGCACCCCGATCTACGTGCCCTCGCTCGCCTCCGGCGCGCCGTCCACCCTCTACGGCTTCGATCTCAACGAGGTCGACAACGGCGCGTGGGATTCCACCAAGGCCGTGCTGCTCGGCGCGGACTGGTCGAACTTCGTGGTCGGCATCCGTCAGGACATCACCTACAAGATGCTTGACCAGTCGGTTATCTCGGACGATAACGGCAAGGTGATTCTGAACCTCGCCCAGCAGGATTGCGTCGCCATGCGAGTCGTGTTCCGCGTCGGCTTCCAAATCGCCAACCCCATCAACGACGTGCAGCCCAACGAGACGAAGCGCTTCCCCGCCTTCGTGATCGCAGCCCCAAAAGTGTGACGCCGGTACCCCAATCCATCGAGACCAGTCCTGAAACCGTCACCGTTCGAGCCGGCGAAACAACCAATGTGACGGTACGTGTCCTGCCGGAGGGCGCAGACCAGACGGTGACCGCGACTGTCGCTGACAAGTCCATCGCCACGGTGGTGTCCGATGACTGACAATACCGTGTTCGCCCCTCACGAGGATCTGGAAGCCCGGTGGCATCCTCTCACCGACGCGGAACGGGCGCAGGCGGACATGCTGCTGGCCGCAGCACGCGGCTTCGGCATCATCGCATTCTGACATTAAGGAGGCCGTCATGGTCGATGAAACGGAAGAAAACCCATTTGCCACGCATTTGGAATTGGCCAAACGCTGGAAGCAGATGCCGGACGACCCCGATTATGTGGATCAGCGTCTGGCCGATGCCTCGCAGTTCCTCCGCGAACAATGCCCGGATTGGCGGAACATATCGCAGGCGACGCTTGAACGCATCGCCTGCGAGCTCGCCAAGGACGCGATCTCATCCGACATGCAGACCGAGGGCGCTGGTTTCGACACCACCGGTGCCAGCAATCTCAGCCTCACGGCGGGCAATTTCACCCAGTCCATGACATTCGCGAACCCTCGCGGCGAATTCTACCTGTCCAAAGGGCAGAAGAAGGCGCTCAGGCTCACCGGCCAACGCTTCTACAGCATCGACCTGTCAAACGGGGAGGCGTCATGAGGGGCGAGACCGTGAAAGTGGTGCGCTACACGCCGACCGGCGAGACCGACCCCGGCGGCTCGCCAGTCACGAAGGTCGATATCGAGTCGGTGGACAACGTGCTCGTCTCACCAGGCGCGATGAGCAACGCCACCGACTCGATTCGACCTGACGGCGTGACCGTTGCATTCACCTGCCTCTTCCCCCGCAGCTACGCATACCGGAGTCTGCGCGGGGCGAGTGTGCGCATCAATTCACATGACTACGAGGTGATCGGAGACCCGAGGCCATTGGGCGGCGGCATGAAGCCGACTGCATGGAATCTCACGGTCGAAGTCACCGACGCGGAGGGATAGTGCATGAAACGGGTGAAACTGCATTATTCGGCATTCCAGGCGTACAGGCGCAACGAGGGCGCTCGCGCCGCCTTGTCGGAGGCACAGAAGATCGCGGCCCGCGCCAACTCCATGGCCGCGCCGACTCACGCGGGGCAGCCGTCGTACACGGCGGAGGGCCCGCGGGCGAACGAGAAGGGCGCGACGGTGCTCGTGCATACGGATAATCTCGCCGCGCGCATCGATAACGCCGTGCGCGACACGCTCGCCAAGGCGTTGGGAGGCGGCTGATGAACGCGGAGAAGCTGGTCATGGACTGGCTCAACGCGGCACCCGAACTCAAGGATTATCCCGCGAGCTTCGAGGTTCCCGCCGAATCCAGCGCCACGAACCGTATCCCGTTCGTCACCGTGGAACGCACGGGAGGTTCGGAAGGCCGGTTCGTGTCGAGACCATTGATCGCTGTGCAGGTGTGGGCCGCTTCACGCTGGGAGGCTTCGGACGTGGCACAGCGTCTCGTGCTGCCACGGTTGAAACGCATCGTTGAACTGCCCGAGGTGGCCGATTGGGATATCACCGGCCTGACCGACTTCCCCATGCCGGACGGACGGCCACGCTACCAGATACTCATCCAGCTCACCGTCAAGACCGACGAATGAGCATCATTTCCAGAAAGGGCCTAATCATGGCTAATGAAACAACAACGAAGAACGATTCCACAAACGTGTCGTTCGGCAAGTTCAAGGTCGGCGGCTACGCGTACGCGGCACCCGTCGGCACCGCATTGCCCACCGATTCGGAAAGCGCACTCGACCCCGCTTTCCAGCTCATCGGCTACCTGTCGGAGGACGGCATCACCAACACGACTGACACCGACACCGCCGAAGTCAAGGACGCGAACGGTACGATCGTGATGAAGGTCATCTCCAGCTACGCCGAATCCTACAAGTTCGTGCTCATCGAGTTCCTGCGCAAGGCAGCGGCGCAGATGCGCTACGGCAACGACGCGGTGACCGGCAAGGACAAGAGCATGGTCATCAAGCATCAGATGCCCGACGATACACCGGTCTCGCTCGTGTTCGAGATCGTTGCAACCGGCAACGTGAAGGACCGTGCCGTCATCGGTTCCGCAACCCGTTCCGAATTCGGCGACCGCCAGATGCATTCGAGCGACGTGCTCGGCTATGACCTCACTGTGGCCGCGAACGACATGGGCGATGGTGTCACCTCCATCGAATATATCGGTATCCCAAAAGGCTGACGCCTCTGACTGTGACGGTCTCGGCCCGTGAAGGGGGCCAGACGGTCAATGTGTCGGAGGCTCCAGCATCCGGCCTTCAGCGTCGATACAAGATAACCAGCGCGGACGCGAAACCGGTTGTTGAAAGCGCCACGGTGGTAGACCTCGCGTTCGGTTGGACCGTGTTCCCCTTGGACGGTCAGGTAAACGGCAAGACCGGTCAGGTGGTCACTGTTGTGGATTGCATGGTCAATGGCTCGTATGCGCGTGCGAAGGGCGAGGCCGTGCTGCCGGCCCCGCTGCCGTCCAAACCCACCGGCATCTGGGTCACGCCCGAGTCGTTGACACTCAGGGTCGGCGAGACCGCGGGCCTCGACGTCAAGGTCCTGCCGGAGGGCGCGGACCAGACGGTGACCGCGACTGTCGCTGACAAGTCCATCGCATCGATCTCTCGAAAAGGAGTGAACCATGGCTGATGAAGTATTTAGTGGTGGGGTAAGCGTCACCGGTGTGGAACCCGGAACCACCACAATCGCCATCAAGTCGACAACCAATCCGAACATCAGCAAAAAGGTGCCGGTCACGGTCAAATCCCGTAACCTGCTCGCCTACGGTCCCGCGTCGGGCAACGGTCTGACCGTCACCGTGGCGCAGGACGGGTCGCTTGATTTCAGCAGCGGCACCGAATCGGTGCCATTGCACAAGGGCGTGAGCTGGGCGTTCGACGTGCCCGAAGGCATCGTTGGCGTGCCTCTCATCATCTCCTACACGGGCGATGTGCCCGGAAGCCTGGTCATCGGCATCTACGCCAACGCGAATAGCCTCGGCGGCGTCTATCAGGGGAAAAACAACACCGTGGTCACCATCCCCAAGGGGACCACACGCGTCGAGCTGCGCATCTTGCGTGGCAGCGTCACGGCCGGCAGCGTGTCGGGCAACCTGAAAATCCAACTCGAACTCGGGAACACCGCGCACGAGTGGATGAAACCCGATGTCACAAGCCTTGAGGGGGGGGGTATGAGCTAGCGAACCTCGTGCCCTCGTTCGCTTCCCTGTTGCCCTATACCATGAACGGCGTCACGTTCACCAGCGGGGACGGGCACACCGTGCACGTGAAGGGCACGACGACCGCGTGGGCGCAAATCAACGTATCCGTGCGACTGGACGCGGGCACCTACATGCTCACGTGCGACAACAGCAACGGCTGGAATTACGGAGCCCAGTTCGGCGTCAGTATCAGCGGTCACGACTCACTGGGCAATCCGTCCGTCAAGCTCGAAACAGGCACCTACACCGTCAGCGTGTTCGTCGCCGAAGGGAAGACCGTGGACATCGACCTGACCCCGCGCATCCACCGGCTCGACTAGCCAACACGTCCCCTCGCGGATTCCTTCATTCTCTCCTTGCCGCGAGGGGAATTCTTTTTTAACCGTCAAGGAGAGATTTTTTTTCTTCGAGGAGAACGTCAATGTCACGCAACCGAAACCACCGCCGCGCCAATGTCAGCCAGATTGCAGGACGACCACAGGACCACAAGCAGTCCAAGAATACGGTTCGCCGTGTCAACGTCCGTGGAATCGATATCGATATCGACCCGAAGGTTTTGGACGATTGGGAGTTCATGGAATCGCTCTATGACCTTCAGGCCGATCCGAAGGGCAACGCCTTGCAGATCATCCCGTTCCTACGCCGATTGTTAGGCGACTCATACGACAAGGTCAAGAACGGATTGCGAGGCGCAGACGGGCGCATCGACGGCGAAACTATGGGCACCTTCCTGACCGAGCTGTTCGAGGAGATGGGTAAGGCTTTCCCAAACTCATGACGCTCGTGCTCCTGCTCGACCGCTGTCCTGACCAGTTGGCGGCGGACATGAGAAGGGAGTACGGGCTCGGCATGCACGACCTGGACCCGTTGGAGACGGCCGCACTGGCCGCGAACCTCCCCGCAGGCTCACTCGTCTGGCAGACGTTGGACACGCCGCGCGCGTGGACGTTCGACCAGTATCTGGCCGTGCTGCGCATCGAACAGATGAACCAGTGGATCTGGGCAAACGGCGACCCGAGGAAACGCGGCCCGCAACCCCGGCCGCTGCCACGCCCCGGCCAACACCACGCCACGCCGGAAGCAACCGGCCCGGCCATGGAAGCCGGATCAGAGAACCCAGAACCCGATGGCAACACCATCCGTCGCACGCGCACCATCAAGGCCGTTGGCATGAGCGTCGAACAGCTCGACCGATTCATGAGCCAACGGTTCACGACCGTGAACCGTGTGGAGAACCGGCCGCAGACCGGACAACCATAACCGAACAGAGGAAGGCGAAACAATGGCCTATAATCTCGCCACCGCATATGTGCCCATCGTGCCCTCCATGGAAGGCGTGGGCAAGGCCATTGAAAAAGCGTTCGGCGACGCATCCAAAACCACCGGCAGTAAGACCGGACAGAGCATCGGCCAGGGACTGTCTGTCGGATTCGCCGCCAAGGTCGGCGCCGTCGCCGGCATCGCCTCCAATGTGTTCGGCAAGGTCGCATCCGTGGTCACGTCAAGCCTCGGCAGCGCAATCGACCGCGCCGACCAGATGAACAACTTCCCGAAGGTCATGAAGAACCTCGGATATTCGGCCACCGATGCGGCCGCGAGCATCAAGAAGATCAGTGACGCGCTCGACGGTCTGCCCACCACCAGCTCGGCCATGACCGGCATGGTCCAGCAGCTCGCCCCACTGACCTCGAACCTCGACGAGGCCACCGACATCGCTTTGGCGTTCAACAACGCCATGCTCGCCGGCGGCGCTTCGACCATGGAGCAGGAGAACGCGCTCACCCAGTACACGCAGATGCTCTCCGCCGGCAAGGTCGACATGCAGGCATGGCGTTCGATTCAGGCCGCCATGCCGGGCCAGCTCAACCAAGTGGCCGAGGCCATGATGGGAGCCGGCCACAACGCCAACGACCTGTACGAGGCCATGAAGGACGGCAAATACTCGTTCGACGACTTCAACAAGGCCGTCATGGACCTCAACCAGAACGGTTTCGGCAAATACGCCTCGTTCGCCCAGCAGGCCAAGGACGCGACCCAGGGCATCGGCACGGCCATGGAGAACGTGAAGAACCGCGTCGCCAAGGCCGTGCAGAAGGTCATCGATGCCGTCGGCGTGGAGAACATCGCCGGCGCGATCAACAGGTTCAGCTCCCAGTTCGGCAAGGTGGGCGACGCGGCCGCCGGCATGGTCACGGACGTGAAGAAGAAGTTCTCCGAAGCGGGCAAGTGGATCACGGGCCTGTACGACAAGCTCGACAAGACCGGCGCGATAACCCGGTTCAAGGACACCATTTCCACGGCGTTCGAATCCGCGCGCAGCCGCGTCACCGAGGCGGTAGACCGCATCGCCGGGTCGTTCAAGGGCCTCGTGCCGGACGGCGCGATAGTCTCCGCCATCGAGGGCGTGCTCAAATACGTGGGCACGGTGTTCTCCGACTTCGCGGACTGGATCGCCGACACGGTCGAATGGTGGAGCAAGTTCATCGCCGCGCTGAAAGACACCGGGGCCGTGCAGCAGCTGGCCGGCGCGTTGGGCGGCCTGTTCGACGCTATCGGCGACGTCGCTGACGCCTTCCGTGGTGCCGGCGACATGGCCGAATCAGCGGCCGGCC